TACGTTCCACAACTTGACTTAGACCCAATCTTTAGTGTACAATATGATGGAAAAGCATTCGAATTTAAATTATCAATATACGGAATATACATAGGGAAGGCACAAGCACAATGCTATCAAGCAGCATACGGAACCAAACTAATGGAGAGACCCTCCTATCAGAAACACAAACAGCCTCAATCCTGATCGAGTGTGGGTTGACTATCAAAAGCAACTTGGACACACATTACTTAATATTCTGTCCTTTCCATTTTAATACAAACTCTCCAGCCTGCGAAGTAGACAAATCCAAGGGGCTATACTTTTGCTTCTCTTGCGGTGCTACAGGCAGCATCTTTGATATGGTAATGAAGACTTTAAACATTACATACTATCAAGCAGTAAGACTTATCAAGAAGCACGAGACCTCAGTAGACCTAGTTGAGTTTGTAGAGACTGAGATCGAAGAAAAGCCAGTCTTCGAAGAGTATGATAAAACTGTAACTGATAAGTGTCACTCTCAGTTATTGTCATCAGACAGAGCAAAAGATTATTTTAAGAACAGAAAGATTAATGAAGATTCAATCGACACATTCAATCTAGGATATTCTGAAAAACAGGATATGGTTATTGTTCCTGTGCATACGCCAGAAGGTATGTGCATAGGGTTTGTTGCAAGATCAATCACAGGAAAAGAATTCAAGAACACTCCTGGGCTGCCACGCAACAAGGTTCTATTCAACATACACAGAGTTGACAACAATGAGGTAGTTGTGGTAGAATCATCTTTCGATGCAATTAGACTTCATCAGTTAGGCATTCCAGCAATTGCAACCCTTGGTTCCAAGATTAGCAAGCAGCAGGTGGCCCTACTTGATAGTAAGTTTAGTGATATCGTTATTATGTCTGACAACGATGATGCAGGAAGAGTGCTTGCTGATAGTATTAAGAAGCATTTATCTCACAAGTTTATTCGACAAGTCGAATGGGCAAGTGGCATTAAAGATGTTGGAGATTTAGAAGACAATCAAATACTGGAAACATATAAAAACGCAAAAGATATATTAAATATCATGTTAGGAGAATAGGAAAAATATGTCAGTTATAACAGGACTAAAAAATATCAGACAAGTTATGGATAAGCCAAAGTCTGAAGGAGTAAAGGGACGTTGGCTCAAGTTGGACGATGGTCAGTCAGTAAAGATCAGATTCCTCAACGAGTTGGACCAAGACTCACCATTCTACAATGAAAAAGCAGGCTCTGCAATCGTTGTAGCAGAACACACAAACCCAAAGGACTACAAGCGAAAGGGTATCTGTACAATCAATGATGAAGGTCGTTGCTTCGGATGTGAAATGCACCGTCGTGATCCAAAGTCTGGTTGGAGAGCACGTCTACGCTACTACACAAACCTACTAGTTGACGACGGTACAGAGCAGTACGTTGCTATCTGGTCACAAAGTGTTGGCCCAAAGGTTACAAGCACAAATACTATTTTTGAATATGCAGGCGATGCAGGTTCAGTTAGTAATCTTATCTGGCGTCTAAAGAGAAACGGAACTGGTACAGATACCAACTACGTTCTTCTACCTTTAAACCAAGATACAGAACCATTTGATCAATCAACATTGGAAACATTCCCACTACTAGAAACAGCAGTCCGTCAAGTAGCATACGCAGATCAAGAAAACTTCTATATGGGTCTTCTTACTGACAACGCTAGTTTATCAACAAACGCTGAGTGGTAAAAATTGTTTCACAACCATCATTCTCATTCTTACTATAGTCTATTAGATGGCTATTCTTCTCCTGCCGAATATGTAAAACGTGCAGAAGAAGTTGGCATGACTGCTATGTCCTTAACGGATCATGGCACATTGTCAGGTCATCGTGAGTTTCTATTAGCAACCAAGGGCACTTCGGTAAAGCCAATCCTTGGTGTAGAGGCATACTTTACAAACGATAGAAATGACCGTAGGTCTAAAAAAGAAAGAACACCAGACGAAAAGATCTATAACCATCTTATCGTTCTTGCTAAGAATGCAAAGGGTGTTGAGAATCTTGGTAAATTATCAGAGATTGCATGGGACGAGGGATTCTTCAATAAGCCAAGAATGGATTTTGAGATTCTTGAAAAGCATAAGGACGGATTAATTATCTTGTCTGGATGTATGAATAGCATTATTGCTAATGCAATTCAAGGAGGCAATGAGTCCCTCGCCCTGCAATACACAAATTGGTTTAAAGATATGTTTAAGGATGACTTCTATATGGAAGTTCAGCCACACAATACATACCTTCTTAACAAAGCCTTAATCGATATGGCTGACAAGGTTGGTGTAAAGTCGGTTGTTACATTAGACTGTCACTTTGCAAAACCAGAAGATGCTATTGCAGAAGAGATTATGCTTATCCTTGGAACACATCCAAATGCTCGTAAGGAAGCAACCTTTGAAAGTAGCCGTAAGGTAAAAGATATGATCGAAAGATTAGACTACCTATACGGTGAAAGAAAGATGTCCTTTAAAGATTTAGACATCTGGCTAGATGGATACAACGAGACAAAGCAAAGAATGATTGACCAAGGTCTTGATAGAGCAGATATCTTTGAGAACACATTAGAGATTACTGACAAGATTGGATCTTACGAGGTTGTTCAAAATCTAGACCTTCTTCCAATTCCAAAGAATGACGCAGACCAAACACTAAAGGAACTTACTTTAACTGGTTTAGCAAATAGAGGTTTTGGTGGCAACCCAGATTACCTTAAAAGAATTAACTCAGAGTTAAAGATTATTTCAGACAAGAAGTTTTCTGGATACTTCTTAGTTGTGGCAGATATGATTAACTGGGCAAAGAACAATAACATTCTTGTTGGTCCAGGTCGTGGATCTGCTGCAGGGTCCTTAGTTTGTTATGCCCTTGGCATTACTGACATTGACCCAATCAAGTATGGTCTTCTCTTCTTCCGATTTATTAACCCAGATCGTAATGACTTTCCAGATATCGATACAGACTTTGAAGATCGTCGTCGTGGTGAGGTAAAAGAATATCTTACTAACAAGTACAAAAACGTAGCATCAATTGCAACCTTTGTAACTTTTAAAGATAAAGGTGTAGTTCGAGATGTTGCAAGAGCATTTAAGGTTCCAATTGCTGAAGTAGACAAGGCCCTAAAGTTTACAGACACATGGGATGAATTTATTGCAAGCAAGCAGACCCTAGACTTTAGAGAAAAGTATCCAGAGGTTGTTGAATATGCTAATCAACTCCGTGGTCGAATCCGTGGAACTGGAATGCATGCTGCAGGTATTGTAACTGCAAAAGACCAGATTAGTAAGTATGCTCCTATTGAAACTAGAAAAGACGCACAAAGCGATGAGCGTGTTCCAGTAGTTGCTGTTGATATGGATCAGGCTGCAGATATTGGCCTTATTAAGTTAGACGTTTTAGGATTAAAAACACTAACAGTGCTAAAAGATACTATTGACATAGTTGAAGAAAGATATAACAAGAAGATTAATCTTTTGGAACTTCCACTAGATGACTCAGAGGTTTATCAAGATCTTTCTGCAGGATTGACAAAGGGAGTGTTTCAAGCAGAAGCAGTTCCTTATACAAACCTGTTAATTAAGATGGGTGTATATAATCTAGATGAACTGTCTGCATCCAATGCGTTAGTTCGTCCAGGTGCTATGAACACAATTGGTGCTGAGTACATTGCTCGTAAAAAAGGAAGAAAGCCAGTTACCTATGTTCATGAAATTATGGAGCCATTTACAAAAGACACTTACGGCTGTATCCTTTATCAGGAACAAGTTATGCAAGCATGTGTATATCTGGGTGGTATGTCAATGTCTGAGGCTGACAAGGTTCGTAAGATTATTGGTAAGAAGAAAGACGCTAAAGAATTTGATCAGTTTAAAGATAGATTCGTAAAGGGTGCTTCCCAACACATTTCAGAGGATGCAGCAAAAGCACTTTGGCATGACTTTGAGGCACACGCAGGATACTCATTTAACAAGTCTCACGCTGTAGCCTATTCAACATTGTCATACTGGACTGCATGGCTAAAGCGTTATTACCCAGAAGAGTTTATGTATTCTATTCTTAAAAATGAAAAGGATAAGGATGCCCGTACTGAGTATCTTATTGAGGCAAAGCGTATGGGGATTACGGTTAGGCTTCCACACATTAACGAGTCCGACATTGATTTTAAACTTGAAGGTAAGGCAATTAGATTTGGTCTAGGTAGTGTTAAGTTTATTTCAGAAAACATTGCTAACAAGATTATTGCTCAAAGACCTTTTAGTTCTTACAGGCACGTACAAGATGTAGTTGGAACAAAAGGATCTGGCATTAATAGCAGAGCCTTGGATGCCCTAAACAAAGTCGGTGGTGCTTCGTTCCACGACAATCCTAGGATTGGTAATGAAAGTGATTACTACTATGAGTATCTTGGCATACCAGAGTTCCGTTCAGACGTCCCAAGGTGGCTACAGGCCTATTTTAGACCTATTGAGGAGTACTCAGACAAAGGTTCTTTTATTATGATGGCTTTGGCTAAATCAATTAAAAGAGGAGACGGCTGGTCTAGAGTTGAGTTCGTAGACAAGACTGGAACTGTTGGGGTGTTTGATAGAGAAGACTCTTCAATAGAAACAGGAAAGATGCATATCGTTCTTGTCTGTGACAATAGAATTATGGAACACATAACTACAGATGATCTTAAAGATAAAGATAATACTTTTGTTAAGTACTTGTCTTCTAAGACTATTCCTATGGCAGACGATGAGCGTTATGTGGTATCATTTGCAGGTAGAAAAACAAAGAAAGGCGACAAGATGGCAACTGTCGTTTTAGCAGATTCAGATAAAGAGTTATATTCTGTTGTTGTCTTCCCATCAATGTATGCTGCAGCGATGGTTAAAATGAAGCCAGGATCTAGAGTAACTCCAGTGCTACAAGAAAAAGAAGATAGTTTAATATTAAAGGAGATATCATGAACTTAGATAAACTTGCATCAGACCTACACTCAACTGCTGTAGAAAAAGGATTTTGGAACTATGAACAAGATTTTGTTTTCTTTGCAAAGCAGTTAGCGATGGTCCATTCAGAAGTAACTGAAGTGCTAGAGGCACTTAGAAAAGAAAAAGGTGAGCAGCAAGTAGTAGAAGAATTAGCAGACATCCTGATTAGAGTTTTAGATCTTTATCAAGGACTAAAGGATGCTAATGTAGTTAGTCTTTCATTACATGACATCTTAGAAGAAAAAGCAAATATCAATAAAGATCGTCCAAAAATGCACGGCGTCCTGGGATGATATAATAGATGAATGCCTACATTAAACGTGGGGTCGACGGAGAAATTATCTTGGTTATCCGTGGATATGATGAAGAAGTTGTAGAGGCAGTAATAAGCAAGTTACAACACGCAAGATCAAAAGCACTAAAGACATTAGCAGAACAACTAGAAAAGGATTTCAATGGCAACGACAGCACTAGAGGAACTATTAGCAAAACTAAACCCAAAGACTAGAAAGTTAGTTCTTTCAGCATCTGAGGTAGAATATGAAAAGATCCCAACACCAAGTTTAAGTTTAAACTATCACCTTAAGGGTGGTCTTCCTGCAGGTAGACAGGTTTTATTTTATGGATCTAAGAGTAGTGGCAAGTCTTCTTTTATGCTGCAGATGATTGGTATGGCACAAAAGGAAGGAAAGATTTGTGCATTCCTTGATGCCGAAGGAACCTTTGATAAGGCTTGGGCAGAAAAACTTGGAGTAGACACTGAGCAACTTATTTACAGTCCAGTAAAATCCATTAATCATTTTACAGACCTTACAGTAGAACTCTGCAACGCAGGAATTGATATTGTGGTTGTTGACTCAATCACAGCACTTCTTCCAGGCATATTCTTTGAAAAGGATTCATCAGACCTAAAGCCAATGGATCAGACTGGACAGATTGGTAGTATTTCAAGAGACTTGGGAAATGCCGTTAAGATGATTAACTATGTCAATGAAAAAACATTGCTGGTCTTAATCTCTCAGGTTAGATTTAATATTGGTGGACTTTATGCAAGCCACACATTTACTGGTGGTAATGCAGTTAAGTTTTATTCTTCAACCGTAGTAAAGTTATTCTCTTCAGAATCAGCAAACAATGCAATTGAAGGAGACACGGTAATCGGAGACAAGATTATTAAGTCCAAGGTTGGTCGTGAAGTTGCATACAATATCGAGTTCTCTAAGACCTCTCCTGCCTTTGTTACTGGAAAGTATGACTTTTACTTTACTGGAGATGACATTGGTGTAGACCAGGTTGCTGACGTAGTTGATACTGCTGAAATGCTAGGTCTTATTGAAAAGGGTGGTGCTTGGTATACAGTCTTAGATCAAAGAATCCAAGGACGTGCAAAGGTAATTGAATACCTTCGTGAGAATAAAGAAGCATTTGAACAACTTAAGGCTAAGGTAATGGAAGCATGCTAGATCCAAAAGACTTTATTAAAAATATTGTAGATGAGACAGAAGAAGATATGGTAGATATTACTGGAAACTTCGCATGTCCAGAATGCAATGTTTCAATTAATAAAGCAAAACTAAATATGGACAACAGAAGAATTATTTATTTCTGTTCTGATTGTAACAAGATGGCTGAGGCTAAACTATGAGTGAGCGTGGTGAGATTAAACGCATGGGTGCAAAAGCCCATAAGAATTCTGGAAGAGGTTATATCCAGAAGGCTGACGCAAGTTGGGAAGGCTTCATTGTTGATATCAAAGAAGCAGGAAAGTCATTTAACCTAACAACAGATGTATGGGGAAAGATTGTTACGGATCAAATGAAAACAGATGTAGAAAAATATCCAGCATTAAAGTTGGTTATTGGTGAAAAACAAAAAGTAAGATTAGCAGTAATCGAATGGGCAGTATTGGAGGAGTTAGTAGAAGATGCCAAACGAAACAGTAATTGATTGGATTAACGAGATTGCAGAGTTTACAGAGATTCATGAGTTTGCTCAGGATAAGGAATTAGACGAAGCACTAGCCATGATCGTAAAGATTATGATGAAGCCAGATGTACCTGCGTCGCAGGCACCTGCATTGATTGCAAAGTTATCTGCTTTGTCTGCTAAGTTTGGAGTCCTTGCTACTTGGTACTCCACTATGGCAAAGGATAGATCTGGAACGCCAAACAACATTAAGAAGAATCTTTACTATACAATGAAGGAGTCGTTAGACAAACTTGTTGACGCTTTGAAGTATGTCGCAAGATATCAGGTGAACTAATGGTAGAGAATTTTATTAAAAGCATAGCCAATCAAAAGAAGAAAACCTTAGTTGACTATAAGAAGTTTCTTTCTGATGTGGATGCTGCGTATGCAGAAACCAGGCCAAGCGAAAAGTTTCAAGTTAAGAAGACTTTTTCTCCAAGCACTTTAGGATACAATCACGGAACCTGTGCAAGGTTTTGGTGGTTGGCATTTACTGGTGGAGTTTGGAAGGAAGAAGTAAGTGGTAAGGCTATTGCCAATATGGAGAATGGAACCTATGCCCACTCAAGACTAGAAAAGTTTATTAGCAAGACAGAGTTCTTTAAAGAAAGTGAACGAGAAATCTTGTCTATAGATCCACCTATCCGTGGATTTGCTGACTTGATTTTAGAGCAAGACGGTGCAGAAGTTGTTGGTGAAATTAAAACTATCAAGGAGCAGTACTACCTCGATAAGGAAATGACCAGAACTCCTAATGATAGTCACTTGCTTCAGATTCTTATTTATATGAAGGTCCTAAAGGCTAAAGAAGGATTCTTAATGTACGAGAATAAGAATACACAAGACCTTATGGTTATTCCAGTGCATATGTCAAAACAGATGAAAGACTATATGGCTTATGTTTGGGAATGGCTTAGAGAAACAAACAAGGCATTTCAACTGGGGACTATTCCAAAGAATGTGTTTAGAAAGAATGCAAAGATTTGTGGTAAGTGTCCATTAAAAGATATGTGTAGAGAAGCAGCAGAGGGCACTATCGAGATCAAACCACTGGAGGTGTCAATTGAAAAAATGCTCTGAGTGTGGAATTGACTTTCAGTTTAAAACTCATAATCAGAAATATTGCTCTTACGCTTGTTGTCGTAAAGCAACTAACAAAAAGATTATGGAAAAGTACTATGAGAAAAAAGCAAGGCTAAACGGAGAAGAAAGATTCTGTAAGTGCAATGCTTTGATCAGTAGATATAATCCAGAAAATCTTTGTCAACTTTGTATGGAAAAAGATAAGAAAGAAAACAAGGCAGCAGTGAAGGAGGCTCTAAAACATGTCCAAAGATATGCAAACAAGGCAAGTAAGCGAGAAAGTTCTAGGCGTAGATTGCAGCACAAATAATTTAGCATGGTGTTTACTTCACAATGATGTTCCAGTATCGTACGGTAAAATTGAATTTGAAGGCAATGACATTTTCGATAAGATTAAAGACGCTAGCATTAAAGTTAAGTCTCTTAAAGATCTACTCGATTATGACTCCGTTGCTTTTGAGGGTGCAGTTTTCGTTAACTCCCCTAAGACAGCCACGCTTTTGGCTTATGTGTATGGTGCTAGTATTGGTGCTCTTATGAAGAATAAAAGTACTAAGATGATTACTGTAGTGCCAGTTGCGTGGCAAGCATTTATTGGCAACAAGCCATTGACCAAGATGGAGAAGTTGTCAGTAAACTCTATGAATCCAGGAAAGAGTGAATCGTGGTTAAAGAATGAACAAAGAAATTATCGTAAGAGAAGAACAGCCTCTTGGGTCAAACGGCAATTTGGTATTGAGGTTAGCGACTATGACGTGGCTGATGCTTTTGGCATTGCATACTATGGGTCTTATAAGGTAAACTCAAATGGGTAATACATTTTATAAAAACAGGTATTGGATGTGGCGTAGATACGTAACTCAAAAGGCTACTATTGACGAGATAGCAGACGAGTGTGGCGTATCACATCAGACAATTTATAGGTATTTAGTTGAATATGGATTTATTAAGGGAGGAAGAAAGTGGTCAAAAAATTGACAAATGCTAGTTTAGAAGATATAATGGAAGCGTTGCAAGGCGATAACAAGACTCAAGAGTTAATTGCAAATGAGACTTTAAGAATTGGATCACTCCTTGTAAACAAGAATAAGGCCTATGGAAATAGTGCCCTTGAACCTGTTAGAATCTTTAGTAGGGCTAACAGTATGGAACAACTTGCCGTCAGAATTGATGACAAGTTATCTAGACTTTCAAGAGGACACGAATACGTAGGGGATGACACACTAGATGATCTAGTTGGATACCTTGTTCTTCTATTAGTAGCAAGGAAGAGACAGAAGCAAGATGAGTGAAATTGAAGTAGCAGAACGTTCAGAAACTATTGCAAAGGTTGTTGAGGAATTCCTCAGAGGCAACACAAGCCCACTTGCAATTGGCAAAGCCCTTAATATGTCAAGAAACGAAGTTGTTGAGGCTTTGAATGAGTGGAGAGCAATTGTTAGCAATAACAGTACTGTTCACGAACGTGCCAGAGAGGCTTTATCTGCTGCAGACCAGCACTATGCAATGTTAATTAAAGAAGCATGGAGAACAATTGACGATGCAGATCAAGCAGGAGACTTAAGAACAAAAGCCACTGCGATCAAACTAGTTGCTGACATTGAAGGAAAAAGAATTGAGATGCTGCAAAAAGCAGGCTTGCTAGAAAACAATGAAGTCGCATCTATGATTGCAGAGACAGAAGAAAAGCAAGAAGTCTTAGCATCTATCCTTAGAGATGTAGTTGCTGACTGCGATAAGTGCAGATCTGAAGTTAGAAAGAGACTTGCAGATTACAGTGGCAAGGCAGAGATTATTCAAGTTTATCCAGCAAGGGCAGAGTAGTGACAGGATTTAATGACTTCCTAGATATTCTAGGTGGCGATGATTTTGATGAACGCCCAGTAATGATTGAAGAGTTTGTAACATCTACCAAATACTTAGACCTACCACCACTATCAGAATTACAATATCAATCTATTCGTGCAATGAGCCAGGTGTATAAAAAGTCAACCCTCATTAATCTATATGGCGAAGAAGAAGGACTAAAGCGTTATCAACAAACTTGCAATGAAGTTATCTTGCAGTTAGGAAAAGGATCTGGAAAAGACTATATGTCTACAATTGCTGTAGCCTATATGGTTTATTTATTGCTATGTTTAAAGGATCCAGCAAAGTATTTTGGAAAGCCACCTGGTGACTCTATTGATATTATCAATATTGCAGTTAACGCACAGCAGGCTAAGAATGTTTTCTTTAAAGGTCTTTCTAATAGAATTGAAAAGTCTCCTTGGTTTGCAAACAAATATATTAAGAAGGCTGACAGCATAGATTTTGATAAGAACATATCTTGTTACTCAGGCCACTCAGAAAGAGAAGCGTTTGAAGGATACAACGTTATTGCAGTTATCCTTGATGAGATTTCTGGATTCAGCCTAGACTCTACATCTGGAAATGACCAGGCTAAAACTGGAGATGCAATCTATGATATGTATCGTGCATCTGTAGACTCCCGTTTTCCAGACTTTGGAAAGGTAGTCCTGCTATCGTTCCCAAGATATAAGGGTGACTACATTCAGCAAAGATACGAAGCCGTGGTGGCAGATAAAGAAGTTGTAATGAGATCCTATGAGTTTATCCTAGATGAAGAACTAGGAGACGCAGAAGGAAACAAGTTTACTATTGAATGGGAAGAAGACCATATTAATGCATACAAGATTCCAAAGGTCTTTGCAATGAAGAGACCTACTTGGGAGGTTAACCCAACAAGAACTATTGATGACTTTAAGGTAGCGTTCTTTACAAATCCAGCAGATGCATTATCTCGTTTTGCTTGTATGCCATCAGAAGCAATTGATGCATTCTTTAAGTCCAGAGAAAAGATCGAAACTGCATTCTCAGACTTTGATCCAATTACAGACGATGGTAGATTCCATGATTGGTTTAGTCCAGAGGATGAAAAGGAATATTTTATTCACGTCGACCTTGCCCAAAAGCATGACCATTGTGCTGTCACTATGGCACACATTGACAGATGGGTTTATATTAAACAGTTTAATAACTATGAGCAAAAAGTCCCAGTTGTTAAAGTCGACTTTGTTAAATACTGGACACCTAAGCCAAACGAGGCAGTCAGTTTTACTGAGGTAAAAGAGTTTATCATTAACATTAGAAGAATGGGATTCCCATTAAGAATGGTTACGTTTGACCGTTGGAACTCATTTGAAATGATGACGGACCTTAAAGCAGTCGGTATTTATACTGAGAATTTGTCTGTGGCAAAGAAGCACTATGAAGATATGTCTATGGTTATATCTGAAGAGCGTGTTAAGGGACCAAGAATTGAATTGTTAATTAATGAATTATTAAGATTGCGAATCATTAAGGATAAGGTGGATCACCCAAGAAAAGGCTCTAAAGACCTTGCAGACGCCACCTGTGGGGCAATCTACAATGCACTTACAAGAAGCACCAGAACAGAGTTCGGTGATATTGAAGTCCACACTTACGCAGATAATAAAAGAGATAATCGTCTTGAAGAAGAGAAGAGAATGAAAAAAGAAGGAGTTACCCATACACCTAGATATCCAATGCCAAATGACATTGAAGATTATCTAGGATCATTACGCATTGTCTGATAGGATGTTAATGAAAGGGGGTGCTCACTTTGGGTCTACCAATTACAAATGGCAAAATTACTACACCTTACAAGAAACTTGGTAAGATGTGGAGCAAAGGCTACCACACAGGTGTGGATTTTGCAGTTCCAGGAGGAACACCAATTGTTGCAGTAGCAGATGGAAAGATTGAAAATGCTAACTGGGGAGCCAGTTATGGTACACAATTAGTACAAAAAGTTTCAGGTGGTTGGGTAATTTATGCTCATCTATCTGCAGCAGATGTCAAGCCTGGTGCTACAGTAAAGAAAGGACAGGTCATAGGAAAATCTGGGAATACAGGAAATTCTTCTGGTCCTCATCTTCACTTTGAAATGAGATCAAATATTAAATGGAGTGCTGGACAGGATATTGATCCTGCAGCAATTCTTGCATCTTAATCAATTAACAAAATAGGGTAGTGGGTTTTCTGAACTCACTATCCTATTTATTGTATAATTAACTTGTATGTCATTCTTATGGCATCTAGGAGAAAAGGATTAAGAGATTAGTACTAAGGTCAGCATTTATAACAACATTGTTGGTGTTTTGGCTACTACTATTATCACAAAAAGAAGCCTACGCTGAAGAAGTTACCACTGTCCAAATAACCCCCTCAGAATCATCTACTGCCACAACTATAATCTTAACGCCAACAGCCACTATAGAGGCAGCCCAGGTTGCTATAACTCAGGCTGAAACAGCAACGGCGTTGATCCAAACACAAGCAACAGCCATCACACAGCCTACAGAGACTGTTACAGCCACTATCACAGAGGCTCAGAACTCAATACAACAGGCCAAGGCAGTAGTTGATAGTGCTACTGTGGCTATTGCTAATCAAGAATCTGCAACCGTTGTAGCAAATGCAGCAGTGCAAGAAAAGAATATAGCCCTTGCAAATGTAGAGACAGCCACTGCTAGGGTCAATACTCAAACTCAAATTGTAGCCTCAGACAGTGCAACTGTAACATCTGCTCAGGCTGCAGTTAATGCTTCAGTAGTTGAAACTGTTGTAAACGGTGTCAAGGCAACTACCTACGAATACAGTGGAAATCCAAACGCTCAACTACCTACAGCAAGCACAACCCCACTTTCAACAACAACTGTTGCATCTCTTTCTCATGTTTGGGAAGGTGGTCAGGTTCTTAACTCAGGAAAAGTTGACCGAGTTATAGTTAAGTTTGAAGGAACCATCACACTTCCAGAAGAAGCAGCCCTAGTTAGATATAACACATATGCAGATGATGGAACTAGACTTTATATTGATGGTCAGGTAGCAATTAACAACTGGGTAGATCAAGGAACATCTTATAGTCCTTATAGCCAAACATATGATGTTTCTACAGACAAGAAGCAAGATTTTGTTCTTTGGTATTATGAAAATGGTGGAGGGGCAGAAGTTCATTTAGGATGGTTAATTTTTCGTGCTAACGGAACTGGTTACTTTACATTTCCACAGGCATCAGCATTTTCAACCATCACAACAACTCAAGATCCAGCATTGGTTCAAGCACTGGAGACTGCCAAGCAGACTCTTGTAACAGACACTCAAGTTTTAAATACATATATTGGACAACAGACTAGTGCACAAAATATTGCAACACAAAAAAATGAGTCTGCAACAGTAGCAATAAATAATTTAACATCTGCTACCAATGCAACAACTCAAGCAATCTCAGCAATTGCTCCTGCTATTTCAAATATGAATGCTGCAGTTTCAGCAGCAGATGCAGCAGTTGATAGCAAACTAGCAGAAGAAGAAGCAGCACGACAGGCTGCTGCAGCAGCAGAGGCTGCAAGACTTGCTGCAATCGCAGCAGAGAATGCACGTATTGCTGCAGAGCAAGCATATCAAGCAGAACAAGCAAGACTTGCTGCAGAGGCAGCAGCAGCAAAAGCAGAAGCAGATAGAATCGCAGCAGAGGAAGCAGCAGCCAAAGCAGAGGCTGATCGTATAGCAGCAGAAGAGGCTGCAGCAAAAGCAGAGGCTGACAGAATTGCTGCAGAAGAAGAAGCAGCAAAGGCAAAGGCTGATGCTGAAAAAGCAGAGGCAGAAAGATTAGAAGCAGAAGCAGAGGCAGCACGACAGGCAGAGGAAGATGCAAAGGCTGAAGCAGAAGCAAAGAAAGCAGAAGAAGAGGCTGCTAAACAAGCAGCAGAAGATGCTAAAGCAGAGGCTGAAGCAAAAGAAAAAGAATTAGAAAACGCTAAGGCTGAGGAGGAAGCAGCAAAGGCTGAAGAAGAAAAACTAGATAAGATTCTTGAAGATGCAAAAGAAGGTAAGGAATTAACTGAAGAACAAAAAGAAGTTGTTGTTGCTTCGTTGCTTGAAGATCTCAAGCCTGGAGAATCTTTATCTGCTGCAGATATTAAAGCATCTGGAGTTTCTTATTCAGACCTACCACCTTCAACACCAGTTGAAGTTCGTACAGATGAAAACGGAAACGCATTAATTATTACAGCCCAGGTTGCTGCAAATGTTGAACTTGTTCAAGATCCAGGTGCATTATTAGAAGCAGCGTTTACAGATCCAGGAGCAGCATTAGCAGCACTAGGAAGTATTGGTGCAGATATGACTGCAGAAGAAAGAGAAGAGGCTACAGATATGGTTGTAGCAACAGTTGTGGCAACGGGAGCAGCATTGAATGCTGTTGGCCTTGCAGCAGGTGGTTCTTCACCAGCAGGTGGTGGATCATCAGGTGGTGGACCTAGTGGTGGAACAAATTCAGGTGCTACAAGGAGGAATGGAAAATGGTAAAACTAATAAAAGATATCCTAGATCAACAATGGACTCTCCTTGGTATGTTTATTGCCTGGGTTGTTTTAGACGGGTCTGCAAAGACCGTAGTTGGTTACGGAATATTAATAACCATGACGACTTGGATATTAAGTTATCCAATTCGTAATAGAGAGGAGGAGTAAATATGGCAAGAAAGAAAGTAGACGTAACGATTACTGATCCTACTACAGGAGAAGAAGTTATTGGCTCAACAGCCGTAACTAACCTATGGAATATTCTTATGAGAATCATTGCAGTTTTTGCAGCGTCAGGACTATCAATCATAGGTGCAGGTTCCCTAGTTGGAATCGATACAATCACAGCAGTAATTATGGCTGGAACTCTTGGAGTCGCTACAGTAGTTGAAAAACTAGCAAGAGCGTTCCTAGATGACGGTAAGTTAAGTGCTTCTGAGATTAACGAAGCATTCAGTGCAGTTGACAAGAAAGCAAATAAGTAGTATAATTTAGCCACTAACCAATTATTTATGGAAGGTGGCTAGATTATTTTTGATTTAAATACAGTGCCAAAGTTTAATATAATTCCATCAAAAATTAACAAGGTTAGAATAACCGAAGATGATATCAATTATTATTTGTTTAATGATGATAGGCAATGGATGGTTTTAGGTAAAAAGAATTTGGACGAAATTGAAGATCTTTATTCTTCATACGACCTAGCAACTGGCAACGTACTGATGTCTGGTCTTGGTTTTGGAATTCTTGCTTTGTGGGTGGCTCAAAAAAAAGGAGTAAACTCTGTTACCGTAGTAGAATCATCTAAAGAAGTTATTGATATGTTTCTTAATACAAACATCCTTCCAAGTAATGTTACCATTATCAATGAAGACATTAATAACTTTAAAACTCAGGAAACATTTGATGCCCTTCTGTTAGATCACTATGAGTTAGAAGATCCAGAAGACTGTTTAAAGAACATGAAAGAAATTGCTAGCCAGATCCCTCATAAAACTTTTTGGTCTTGGTCTATGGAACTAATGTTTTTAATAAGTTTAGATTTCCACTTTGATCAGGCAACAAAAGAAAACTGGGATAACTTTACATTAAAGTATTTTCCAGACGAAGAGTCTCTTAGGTCAATGGACTTTGAATCAATTAAAGGATACACTGACATCTGGTATTCAAACTACTATAGGCACTGACTTGACATATCCAATAAAGGATGGGATAATTAAGCCATGGAAACAATAATCAAAGTTCTTAATGCTACAGACAGATGTGACTCCTGTGGGGCACAGGCCTATGTTAAGGTCAAAGGTATCACTGGTGAACTGCTATTTTGTGGACACCACTATAACGCCATAGTTGATGACCCAATTGGATATGCTAAAATGATGAGTTTCATGCTTGAGATACTAGACGAAAGAGACACGATCTAGTAATATAAGATTCCTATTTGACATGTAAAACGTCAATAGGCTATAATAGTATCTGGCAATCATGCCAAATACAAAACCAATCGAAAGGTAATAATGAAGAAAATGACAATCGGTGCAGTAGTAACTGCACTTCTAGGATCAGTTTTGCTTGCAACATCTGCAAGTGCAAACGTTCCAACAGTCGTACTTACGGTAGCAACAGTTGCCGATAACGACGCAAACACACAGGCTGGTGCAGCAGTAGTTACTGTTCCATCAGATAACAAGGTAGACGCTGCAGATGCAGTTCGTTTTGCCATCAGTGGCATTGAGACAGGAACTGCAGTCACTGCAGTTGCAACAAATGCTACAATCGTAACAGCACTCCATACAGATGCTGCTCCAGTAACTTCTGCATCAGGATCATCAACATGGTCTGTTAATACAGGAACTGGATCTACAGCAGAGTTTTATGTATATACTAAAACTACAGCAGTTGGAACTGTAACAATCAATGTAAAGGGAAATTCTTTCGTTTACTATGTAAAGGGAACTGCTGGTCCAGCGTACAACCTAGTTGTAACAACGCTTGACTCAGTAAGCACCTCTTCAATCGTAGAAGCACAAGTTAAGGTCTCAGATGTTTTTGGAAACGTTCCATCTGCAACAACTCCAGTAGTTACAGCAATTGGAGCAACAGCAGGAACAGTATCTGCATCTGATACAGCAACTGGAGTTTCTAAGGTTAACATTACATATCCAGCAACTGCTTCTCGTGCAGCACTTCAGTTTGCAATTACTGCTACTGATGTTGTAGGCCTTCCTGCAGCAGTTAAGACAGTAACTAGATTCGTAGATGTTGCAGACCTTGCAACAACAAACGCATCACTAGTTGCTCAACTTGCAGCAGAGCGTACTGCTCGTGCAGCATCAGATGCAAAGGTACTTGAACTTACCTCTGCACTTGCTACAGAAAAGGCTGGTCGTGCAAGCGATTCAGCAACTGCAACAACTGCAGCAACAACTGCAAAGGCATCTGCTGATCTAGCACTTGCTACATACAAGGCTAAGTACAATGCTCTTGCAAAGAAGTGGAACGCAAAGAATCCACGTGCAAAGGTAGCACTACTTAAGTAGTCCTTTAATATTAGAGGGGGTGGGCTTTACAGCCCATCCCCTTTATGTTATAATTAGAAAGTCGAAAGGTAAGCAGTGCCAAAAATTATATTTGAATCTAGAACTCCAGTAACTCAGGCTTTTCCACAGCCAGAACCTGCTTCTAAAATGATCCCACAATGGTGGAAAGATCTTCCACATTATTTATGGGGTGAAGATAAATTTAGCATGCAGGCTTACAGAAGAGATGGTAAGAATGGTGAGTCTTCTGGCAATGGAGTTCCAAATGTTGGATTAAAAAGATGCTTACCAATCTTAGATGGATTAACTGCTGGATATATTATTAAGTCTCATTGCGATATAGAATTTGCATATAGAGATGGTGCCAATAGAAACAATACTACTCAAGAAGCATTCTTTGCCTCTTCAATCAACCCAGTAACCAGATGGAGCACTGATCAATTTAAGGGGTATGACATTCCCGAAGGATATTCAGATCAAGTATACAAATGGAGTGGGCATTGGATTATAAAGACGCCACCAGGATACTCAACTTTGTTTATCCATCCAGTTGGCTACAACTCCCTACCTTTTAAAACAATTGCAGGTGTTGTTGACACTGATAAGTTAGAAACAGATGTGAATCCACCATTCATTATTCAAAAAGATTTTGAAGGAATTATTGAGGCAGGGACTCCAATAGTTCAAGTAATACCATTTAAAAGGGATGAGTGGGAAATGGAAATCACTCACATCCCTGAAGTAGAACAACAAATAAGGCTAGAAAGATTGCTTAGAAAGATTGTAAGTTCTTACGGTAGACACTACCGTGTTCCAAAATCCTATAAGTGATATAATAATCAAGGCTGGTGTGAGGCTTTATCTTAGGATGAATAGTTACCATACCATAGAGCAGGTGAGACAGCATAACGCTTTCCCCATTCGACGCAGGTCAAAAGGACCTCGCACCAGTCTATAAAATAAAAGGAGATAGAATGGCAGCAGTACAAGGATCAGCAGCAAGAATTGTAGAAGTAGCACTTGCTGAAGTTGGAACCATTGAGGGTCCAAAAGATAATGAAACAAAGTATGGTAAGTTTACAAAAGCAAACTTTCAACCATGGTGTGGTTCATTTGTTATGTGGTGTGCTAACCAAGCAGGAGTAAAGGTACCTAATACCGTATACACCCCTGCAGGAGAGGCTGCATTTAAGAAAATGAATCGTTGGGCAGATGCACGTAATGACGATCCAACTCCAGGAGATATCATCTATTTTGATTTTCCAGAAGATGGCGTCAACAGAACATCTCACGTAGGTATCTGTGTAAAAAATAATGGCGACGGAACAATCCAAGTTGTTGAAGGAAACACTTCAGGAACTGCAAAAGGAGATCAGCGAAATGGTGGCATGTGCGTAGAGAAGACTCGTGCATATGTTAAAGACAACAAGAAGAAGTTGATCAATGGTGTAGTTGGTTGGGGTCGTCCTAACTATGTTGGTGAAGAGGGTGCTGCACTAGCAGTTAAACTACCACCAAAGCCAAAAGCAGCAAAGCCAGCAGCCAAGAAGTAAACACTTGACAGGCCTTGCCTAATAGTCTATAATTGTCCTGAGTACGACACAAAACTGCTCTTTATAATTAGATAGGGAATAAATGCCAGAACTTAAATACATTAAGTCAAAAGATATTTATGTTGACCGAAATGAGCAAAGAAAAAATAAAAGAAGAAAGTTTGTCTGGCAATACAAACTAGATCACCCAACGTGTGTTGATTGCAACGTTGACTACCCACCACCAGTTTTAGATTTTGATCATCTTAGAGATAAGGTTGCTAACATTTCTGAGATGGTTAAGACAGCAACTCCTATGGAAGTGTTGTTAGAAGAAATAGCAAAGTGCGAAATAGTATGTTCTAACTGTCACAGGATGAGAACATATAATCGTAGCAAGGTACTATAGTTCAGTTGGTTAGAACGCCACCCTGTCACGGTGGAGGTCAGGGGTTCAAGTCCCCTTAGTATCGCTAGTAGGTATAATATAACTATAACTTAGGAGGTTATTATGAAAGAAAGAGTCCTGTTGGACTTCTGGGCAGAGTGGTGTGGACCATGCAAGATGATGAACCCAGTAATTGACGAACTAGAAAAAGAGTACCCAGATTTAAAGATTGTAAAGATTGACATTGATGCTGATGCAGAGATGGTTCAAAGATACAACATCAAGTCAGTACCAACATACATTCTTGAAGAAGACGGCGAGATCGTTAAGTTTGTTATTGGTGCTATGCCAAAGCCAAGATTTATTAAAGAGTTAGGTCTGTAATGGACATTCATGAGTGGGTAGCCTACGGGCAAGAAAAGGGATGGGTGTCTGAAGCCTTTTGTAATACACACGATGGAGATCCATATATGACGGAGGAAGAGCAACAAGAATGGGAAGATGGTGGAGACCCATGCATGTTCGTTCTTAAACTTATAGATGTATAATTATCTTGTATGGAATATACAGGATTTGCAACTAAAAAAGAACGGTTGGAATATCTAATAAGCAGAGACGGAGATCTATGCTTTATTTGTCAACTTCCCTTTGACAAAGATGCAGCCACAATAGATCACTGGATTCCATTATCAAAAGGTGGCACTTGGGATATTGACAACTTGAGATTGACCCACAGACAGTGTAACAACTGGAAAGCGGATCAAGTTCCAGATAAAAATGGAAAGGTTGTTAGGCAGGTCAAAGATAGAAGAAAGGTAGTGAAGCGTAGCAATGGAAGAAGAGGATCTCTACATCCAGTACCTCATTGAGGCTGGAGCAATTGAAATAGTTGCTCTAAACGATGACGGTGAGTATAGGTTTAGCATCACTGAGAAGTGTGCTGAGATTGCACCAGAACTATACCATTCTTATATTGAAGACATTTCAATGATGATGTTTGAACTGTGGACCAAGGATATGGTTGATGTTTCTATGTCAGATACAGCAGAGTGGATCTTTAGGTTAACGGACAAAGGTTTAAATATGGACCTATATGACCTAGATCCGTTTGAGCGTGAGTTGCTACAGAATATGCGTTCAGCATTAGGTTAATTATGATAAAATGGTCTAGGAGGAAAGTATGCTAACACTAAAAGAAGGCGACATGGTAATGGGTAAAACCACAGAGGGTATGGTCCATGGCATGATTGAACACATTATGATTGAGGGTGGAACCCTAGGAACACCTGGAACAGAGTTTGCTATTGAGTCTATGCCTCCAGACAATCCAGCAATGTCAGTTAGAATTTATATTGAAAAAGATGGCACATGGAAGCCAACTGCTTTTAGCATTGGAATGATGTACAAAGATGCAGTTAAAATTGAATCAGATCACAGCATGGATAAGTCAGAAGAATTATACGAGTCAGACAATGAAGATGAAGATAAATGGGATAATCTTACAAAAGCATGTTGGTCTGGTTATAAGCAAGTAGGTATGAAAGAAAAGAACGGACGCCAAGTTCCAAACTGTGTTCCGATCAAACAATCAATGTGGAAGGGTGCGATTATTCCTAGTTCTAAGAATCATTAGTAGGATATAATGTAATCATGGCAAGCGTCAATAATACTCCAGGAACATTAAATATCACGCTTTACCGTGGTGATACTTATTACGCTATCGCAACAGTAAAAGATAATGGTGGCACAGCCATCAATTTAACAAATTATAGCATTAAAGCAGAGATTTACGGACCAGATCTACAACCTTTGACCTTCACTTCAACTGCAACAGTCACACAAAAACAAAGAGAATTAGTTGGTGGAACAACATACGCAACCCTAACATTAAGCCAAAACCATAACTTTGATACTAATCAGACTATTACTGTAGCAGGTGTTGGTGTAGGATGGGATGGAACTAGAGTTATTACTTCAGTCACTGCAACCACTATAACATATCAGTCAACTGGTAGCGTTGTCACTCAGGAAAATGCAACTGGAACAGTAACCTCTAGCGTAAAGGCAGAGTTCCAGATTGGAAACAAAGCATCTGAAATTACTGCTGGAAAGATTCATATGTTCCTGCCAGATGGTGTAAGCAAAAGACTACCAGACAATGCAGTATATGATCTTGAAATTGCAAGAAAGACAAACTTAACAGACTTTGGTGACGATGCACTTAATGCATTTGACGATCACTGGACTGTTCAAACTATTTTAAAGGGAGAAATTGATGTTGTTGAAGACATTACATATAGCGTAACTGCTTCAACAGATACAACTAGGGGGCAATTGACATAATATGGCAATTAATGTAATAGTAGACGAAGGAACAAATGATGTCGTTCAAGTAGATGTGGCGTTAGCGTATCCATCGCACACGCACACAGTTACAGATATTACAAACGTTGCAGAAGATATTCAAGACCTAGTTGGTGCTATGGTAACTACAAATACCGAATCTGGTATTGACGTTACTTATGACGATACAACTGGAAAATTAAACTTCAATGTAGGTGACTTTACATTAACCCTAGATGGTGATGTAAGTGGAACTGGAACAGTAACAAACCTTGCTAACGCAACCATTACAACAACAGTTGCAGATAACTCACACAACCACGTATCTACCAACATAACAGACTTTACAGAGGCTGTACAGGATGCTGCACAGGCTATGGTTGTAGCAGCCACACATTCTGGTCTAACAGTATCATATGACGACATCTTAAATACATTAACATTTAATGTTAACGATCCAGTAATTAGTATTGCAGGAGATGCAACTGGATCAGCAACAATGACCAATCTTGGTAATACCACAATTACTATTGATCTTTCAGACACTGGAGTTACACCAGCAACATACGGAGATGCTAACTCAGTATCACAATTTGCAGTAGATGTTGATGGTCGTATTACAAGTGCATCAAATGTCGACATTGCAATTCCTTCTACTCAAGTAACAGACTTTACTGAAGCAGTACAGGATTCTGCTGCACCACTTCTTAACCATGCTGGACATACAAATGTTACAGCATCATACGATGACGTAAACAACAGAATAGTTTTGACTGGTGCTGGTAATGTTCTAAGCGTTAATGGCGAAACAGGAGTTGTAACTATAACAACTGGAGATATTGCTGAAGGCAATGACGGAGATCCAGCAACAACAAACCTATGGTTTACAGATGACCGTGCAAAAGATTCTGCAGGGGCGTTAATTAATGGAGCAACAAAGACTGGTATATCAACCACATACGATTCAGCAACTAACGGATTAACAATTTCTAACACTGGTGTGTTAGCAATCAATGGAACTACAAATCAAATAGTAGCAACTACAACAAATGGAATTACCACTGTAGGCTTGGCAACAGATGTAACCATTCCAAATAATTTAACAGTAACTGGTAACTTAAGTGTACTTGGTACTGAAACTATATTTAATGCAGGAACTATTACAACAGAAGATACAACTATTCTTATTAACTCAGCACAAACTGGCACTCCAGCAAGTACTTTAAAGTCAGGTATTGAAGTTGCAAGAGGAGATCTTACTAATGCAATCCTTGCTTGGAGCGAAGCAAACCAGCAATTTGCTTGGAGTTTAGACGGTGGAGATACATATAAAGTTCTTAGCCAAGTAGACTCAGTAAATGGTTTTATTGGTACAGTAGTTCTTGACACAGACGATGTATCAGAAACTGGAACAGCAACAAATTTATGGTATACCAACCCAAGAGTTGACAGTAGAGTTTCTTCTTATTTTGGAACACCCTCCCATCCATCTATAACTTCAGCAATGGCTTTGCCAACAACTGCTGGAGACCCATTAATCTACCAGGCTGAGGTTAACTTTGCACCAAAGACAAAAATTTATGTTAGAAATAACGGCACTACCGATATTAACGCAGGCAGTTTTGTTAGTATTAGTGGATATGCTAGTGGATCGACTGTACCAAATGTTGTTTTAGCAAGTGCTGGAACTCCATCAACAATGCCATCAATAGGAATAGCAGAAGAAACCATTCCAGCATCAAGTAATGGATACATAACAAGCCAAGGATTAATAGCAGCATCCACCTTTGAAATTACTGGTGCAGTTGTAGGATCAGAACTATACGTTGGGCTAAACGGAGTTCCGTCAATAAGCCCACAACAATATAACTTTGTTACACAGAGAATGGGAATTCTTGTTAAACTATCAAGTGCTATAGCAACATTTGATGGAGCCATATATTTGTATGGACCTGGGCAGGTAGAAATTGCTCCAAGTTTACAAGAAAATTATTTTTATCTAGGTGGACCAACCAACATATCTTCAGACCCAGTTTTGTTTGCTATAGAAAATATTGTTACTCAAGGGTATGCAAATCAAGCAGCATTACCAACTGGTGCAGACTCTGGTGCTTTTGGATATGTAGCAGACTCTGGAGACTTGTATATAAAGAGTGGAACTGTATGGAAGGCTTTAACATACTTAGGACACGACCACGTATCAACTGACATTACAGATTTTCAAGAAGCAGTAGATGATGAAATCTTTAACTTCTTAGATGGACAATTAAATCTATTTGGATTAAACTTTGTATACGATGACCTTACCAACACTGGAACTCTTGCCGTAAGAGATGCCGAAGTTACATTTACCATTGATGGAGATGTTGAAGGTACAGCAACAATCACTCAATCAGCACACGGAGATATTGAACTTACAATCCCAGTTGCATTTAATGGATTACAAACATCAGCATTCATTTATGACACACTAGACCACCTTAATCATGAAAACGTTGTAGTAGATTATGTAGCAGAGGATCCAATTACTGGATTACCACAGATACAAATTAAGATTCCAACACCAAAAACACAAGAAGAAATTCAAGATTGGGTTGAACCATTACTAAATCATACTAACCATACAAACGTTACAGTCACATATGATGATGGTCCAAACCAACTTCTTCTTAGTGTTCCAGATTCAGTAGACTTAATTCAGTTTGGAACTAGACCAGCAGTCAATGGTAACGTAACTGTAGGATTATTAGATATAACATCTGCTCTTGGATACACTCCAATTGGAAATACCCAAACAGAAGTGGTTACAGACCTTGTAGCACCTTCTTTAGTACACGATAATCACGTAAACCTTGTGGCAGTTTATGATGACGACAGTGATAGAATTGTCTTTGAAGTTCAAACAGCAGGTGCAGCATCAGTAGGATCACTAACCAACTCATGGTGGTTGGGTGCATAATAACGAAAGAGGTATAATAGAAACATGTCAGGATATTTAAGACCCCAAACAGAGGAAACCCTCTTTGAGCCAATTGAAACGTATGTCGATCCAGTATCGAAAATTCGTGTTTCTACACCATCTAACCTTATTGATACAGACTTTGAATATGGTCTACAGGAAACACGTTGGGAGACAATCGAACTTGTTAACAACATTCCTACCTTCTTTTCTAGACCTGGACAAACTGCCCTTTCTCACACAAGTGTCCTTGCCACACAAGGCTCAGACATTGTTCAGGTAGTATGCAGCACTGAGCACAACCTATCTGTTGGTTCTCCTATTATCGTATCTGGACTTACTACCAACATTGCAGAAGGTGCGTTCGTAGTTAGCCGTCTTGTTTCAGCATTCATTATTGAATACAAAGCAAAGAAGACAATGAATTTTGCTGGAGTTACTCCAGGTGGTACAGTTGAAATTAAAGATGATACAACTCAAATTTTTGGTGGTCGTTTATATCAGGCTACCCAATACAAACTAGATACACTAGGTTCAATTAGAACAGACGGTGCAGTGCCTTCAATCCTTACCGTTGACACAATCTATCCACACGGATTTAGCGTAGGAACAAAGTTTATTTTGTCAAACACTGTTGGTGGAAAGACTTTAAGATTTAATGCAGCAAGTATTATACCTACAAACGTAGATACTCTAACTGCTACAGTTGAAACAAATGCAACAACTTCCCTTGAAGGTTATTCAAAGTTTGCATTCGTTCCTTATGACTGGAGAGGAAAGGTCTCAGGATTCTTCCAAGCATCTAATGTAGATTACAATGCTTCTACAATTACAATTACATCTCATGGATTTACAACTGGAGATCCAGTTATGTATGTTGGTCCATATGAAGACACACTAGTCGGTGGACTTACAAACTATTCTTTGTACTATGCAGTAAAGATTGATAACAATACTGTTGCTCTCTCATCAACTGAAATTGACGAATATAATACAGCAACTTTAGTTCAATTTACAAGAAATGGAACAAGTAATTTTGGACAGCATGCACTATTTTTTGCAAACAAAGTTGCTTCTGCAACAGTTGCTGACGTTATTACAACAACAAATAACCTTAAAGGGGTAGAAGAAGACGATCCAGTGTTTGTTTTTTCAACTGGAACTGGTCTAACTGCTGCTTCTCCACACAAGTCAACTAACAACCACACTGTAACTAACTATGTAAAACTTTATGTCAACCAGGCTAATAAGACTGAAGCAAGAGAAACATGGACTAACAGTGGAACATCTTTAGACGTTGTTACAAATGTATTTACAGTGCCAAGCACATCTGGTTTTACAACTGGTGATGCCGTAACATATTACTCAAACTCTGGAACAATTCCAACTGGACTTACTAGTGGTAACACATACTACATTCGTGTTCGTTCTTCCACAACAATGTCTCTACACACATCTGCAGCAGGTGCCTCTAGCGACACATTACAGGTTGACGTAACATCAACTGGTACTGGAACAAGTACAGTTATTAAGCAAAACAGAACATTAAGATTAGGTACTGCTCCAGCAGGTACTGGAATTCTAGATATTAACGGAACTACCATTAATGGAACTACATGGATTGTAGTTGGAATTATGGAAGAAAACTACGACAGCGTATATGTTCCAAATCATGGATTTTCTAGTGACGATGTTGTTCTAGTAGAAACTGCTTCTGGAGAAGGTGGACCAGTAGATGAAAACTATGGAAAAATTACTGCTCTTGCAACAACTGGAATTAATACAACATCAAACGTTATTACAGTTGATGATGGATCAAGGGTTAACACAGGAACTCCAGTATTTTTAACTGCACAAAGTGCAGAAACAACATTTAATGCTAACGCTGGTGTTAACCTAGCAACCGATGTTATTACAGTTGCAAGCACAACAGGATTTACAACTGGAGATGCAGTAACAGTAAAGCATCGTGCCCGTCCACTCTCATTTGAGCAGGCAAACGGAATCGATCCAGTAACTGATCAAATTACTGTACCATCAACAGAAAACTATGTAAGTGGACAAGAAGTAGTTTACTACAATGGTGGAGACGTTGTACCTAACGGATTAACAAGTGGCTCAACATACTTTGTAAGAGTTATTAACTCAACAACAATTAGTTTGCACGGAAGCAAGGCTGGAGCACAAGGAAACAATAACACTGTAGACTTAGTTGCTCGTGGCTCTGGAGTTGGAGCATTGAAACCAGTAAATGCACAACCAGGTGGTTTAACTGATAACGGAACTTATTATGTAAGAGTAGCAAGTGGTACAACATTTACTCTTCACGCTTCTTCAGCAGACGCTATTGCAAATAACAATTTAGTTAACATCACTGCTTCAGGATCTGGAACTGCTACTATTACACAAAGCAGCCCAACTCTTGCAGGTGGGTTGACAAACAATACTAAATATTTTGTAAGAAAGACAGGAACCAATACATTAACTCTTCATCCTACTTTAGCAAATGCAATTGCTAACACTTCAATTGTAGACATTACAACAGTTGGAACAGCAAAAGTTCAGTTGGCTATTGTGGCTCCTACTGTAAGCAACCTATCAGCAATTGATACTGCAACAGAAATTTTAACAATGGTAAATGGAGACGCTACAACCTTTAGAACTGGACAAGCAGTATTGTTTACAATGGACGACGGGACTACAACCACTCCCTTTACAAGCACTCCTCAAGTTGTTCCAGGCCGTAATTACTACATTAGACCATTATCATCAACAACATTTACACTGCACACAACTCCTGAAAAGGCAATTGACAACACAGGATCTATTAACTTTACAGCAAGTACAACAAACGCAAACGTTAGATTTACTGGTGGATTCGGACCAATTTCAATTGGACAAAGAATTAACTACTTTGTTGAAAAGGTAAATGAAAACAGAATTAGACTTAAGCCAACAAAGGCAAGTGCTTATCAAGCATTCTTGCCATCTCCATATTCTTCAGGAACAATGACCTTTACACGTAGAACAGCAACAGACTTTGCTGATGGAATCTATCTTCCACAGAATGCTTTGTCTGAAGGACAGATTCTTACATACTCATCTGGTGTTAATCCAGCAATTACTGGACTTGTAAATGCTAACCAGTACTATGTCTTTACACCAACAGAAAACTACTTTAGACTATCTACAACGGCTACTTTTTCTTCACTTAACATCCCAGTACAAGGATTGTCCACTGTAGACACGGTTGCATTTTACATAACATCTGCAGGTCACGGATATTCAACTGCATCTGCAGAGCCTGCAATCTATAACTCAACTACCCCAATTGGTGGTTTAAAGAGTGGAACAGTTTACTTTGTTAGAGGATTGGATGCAAACAGATTAGCACTATTCTATTCACCTGAAAGTGCAGCCTCCCTAGTTGTTAACGCAGCAGGAGAAGCCCCAGTAGATGATCGTGTACCTCTTCTAGACACAAATCTTGGAGGAACTGGAACATTTAAAAAGATCCCAGGGCTTATTAACTTTAGTGCTGTTGGAACTGGAACACACGAACTTTCAATCACTGGTACAAATGCTATTGACGGAATCTATGAAATTCAAACCATTCCAACAGATACACACTTTACCCTTAACCCAACAAGTGCAATTCTTAGCCCAAGAACTTATACCTTCGATCCTTTGAACACACTTGACCTTAACTATAGTATTATTAACCAAACAAATCACCAGTATTACACAGGTGCTCCAGTAGTATATAACACATCAGGAACACAAATCGGTGGACTTGT